AATTCTTGCCAGCTTTATGGCATCTTTGAGGTCGAGGCGCAGTTGCTCGGTTGCTTGCTGCTCGGCCAGCAGTCGGGTGTAGCAGTCTTGAGAAAACTTGGCCAGGTTCTCGTGTGACCATGTTTTGAAGTTTGGGGTGTCGGTCATTTGGCTTTGCTCATGTTGGGAGTAACAAGATCATGCCATCGTTTGTGGCAAGCGCGACAAAGGTAGCTAGTTGGCCACTGTTCGGCATCTAAAAATAAATACTGTGGTGCCCAGTGGTGTAGTTCGCCTTCTAGCTTATCGCAGACTTCGCATTTTATTTGTTCTTGTTTTTTTGCGTAATACTCTTGCGTTCTTGTCTTTACATATTCAAGTGGACCATTTTGAATTGCATAATCTAATGCAATTTGTTTTTTAATATAGTGGTTTGATACTGTATTGCAATCTATGCAGTACACCGGATAGACCGTTGAGCCTGAGACCGTGTTTGCTATTCCGATCTTGAGCTTTTCTGATCCGCAGTTCTTGCAGCTTTCCATGCCTTCTCCTCATTGTTGTAAATTTGCAACATCGTTTGGGGACAATGGGGACATACCTAAAGGTATATGTCCCCGTTTGTCCCCATAAAACTCGCCTTTGTCCGGGGACATTTGTCCCCGTTTGTCCCCATTTGTCCCTTTTGTCCCCAAATCATTTTCCGACCGATTGGAGCATCATCGCGCTTGCCGTAACCTCGTCAGAAACAATCCAGCCGTGTAAATGTGACTTAATAATTTCAGCGTTCAGCAGGTTATAAATCAAGCGACCTTCTTTGCTGGGCTTTGCATATGTCTGAGCTGTTGCCTCAGTTAATCCCTCAATCTTGACGAGATAATCTACCAGTGCGCTTTTACTCAAATAAGGGACTCCCTGGTTATTCTCTTTTGTAGTATTCCAAGCGTTTGTAAACTTGCGAATGTCCTTTGCATAATTAGATTCTTTCTTTGTTTTCGGCTCTGGAACTTCTGTCGCGATAGCAAAGACAGCGCCCTTAATCTGCTCGCCGTCTTCATCAAACCATCCTAGATCAACGGGTTGCAGCTTGCCAAAGAAGGCGGGAGGCTCTTCGGTGTCCTTCATCTTGGTGCAGGAGACTTCAATCAAATCGTCTTTTTTGCTTATCAAAATCTGTGAGTCAAGAGAGGCTCTCCAAGCGCTTGAGCCACGCGCCCTTTGTTTCGCCTCGATTGAGACGCCGACGTGGTGGTTAAGGCACATTCCAGCGTTCAGGGCGCGACCTACAATATGCACTGCGTTCAGCATGTTTCGGGTGTCCTGTGCGCTGTTTTCGTCGCCCTTCATGTGGTTGTTAACCGTATCAACAAATATCATTGCCGCGTCCTCGGTGGTCAGTTCTCGGACCGCCCCGATAATTTGAGCTGCTGCTGATGGGCTATCCATGTCGATGGCCTTGTTTGAAATTAGCAGGTTGTCCAGCTTGGTGATTTGATGGGCTTTGCACCAAGCGGCAACCCGCTGCCTCAGACCGTAGTTTCCCTCGCCAGCCATATAGATAACGACGCCTTCTTTGGTTCGGTTGCCGTGCCAGTCCATGCCAGCGGCAATGTGGCAGGCCATGTCCAGGGTGATAAAGGTCTTGCCAGAGCCTGATTCTCCGTAAACCATGCTCACGCCGTAATCTGGGAGCCAGTGCTTGATGACCCACTTGAGAGGGGCGGGTTGGCCAAGGTAAGAGCTGGCGCGGGTAAAGAAATATTCCTGAGTCTCTGCTTTGGTGGCGGCAAGAATTGCCTCTGCTGCCTCATTGCCTATGCTTGCTGATGCGCCGACGTCCGAATCAGGTTCGTAGCGAACAACTGACCGAACGATCTGGGATAGCTCGCTGGAAGGTAAAGGTATCTCGCAGCGCGTTTCGTTGGCGACCGACAAGGCTGAGAAAATTTCAGCTTCGGTGAATCCGTGCCTGCGCATTGCGCCCCCCATGGCAGCGAGTCCATTGTTTCGACTGCCCTGAATAAGCCCGCCGGCTGAAACCGCCTGGCGTTCGGCAGGTTTTCGCAATCCGTTGTAGGCCTGCATCCATTCGCTGGGTATTTTGAAGGGTGCAACGCCGTCAAAGGGGTCGCTCATTGCTTCCCATTCGTAGGTCCGGCCTTCAATGGTGGACGGATGGGCAACAAAGTAGCGACCGTCTGCCAGCAGGTCAACGCCTTCGGTTAGTTTGCAAGACCTAATATCTGGCGTGTAGTCGGCGATGTGGTGAAAACCGCCGCCTGCCGTCATTTGCATAGCACCGTCTGGGACTTTTCCGTTTTTCTCAGTCCACACTGACCAAGAGGTGTCGCCGCCGTTGCGCGGGTCAATGTCAAAGACAATGATTCCTGAGCGCTCGCCTGCTGCGATGCCGATGTTGAAGTCTGGGTTTTGCGCCCACCACTTTGCGATCTGCTCAGCGTTTGTTGTGGCGTCTTTTACGCCGTGCTGTGTCGCCGGGACTTTGCCATTTGGAACGACCGGAATGATGTGCCAGCCCCATGAGGCATAGGTAAGAGCAGCCTCAGCTTTTGACATCATGGCTGGTCGTACCTTGCAAGTAGTTGCTTAACTTCTCCATTGTTTCAGGCTTGACCATCTTCAGCTTTTTGGCTGAGATGCGCCAGATTTGGGGATAAGAAAGTCCACAAGCGTCTGCGACAGATCGAAGTTTTCGATCTTTCAATCGATCAATAATTTCAGGCATAGTGAGCATTTTTTTTCGTCCTTTGTAAAAAATATCTAATTCCGTGTGAACTATAGCACGAAAATGGGTTATGATTGCGTCACTGCAAAACCAGATGTCCTGAAATTGCAGCAACAAACCGAAGGAGAAGCCAATCATGGCAATCAATTTAAAGACGACCGGCAGCCTGTCTGCCTCTGGGGTAAAGATGCTGGTGTATGGCCAGGCTGGGTCAGGGAAGACCTCGCTGATTAAAAGCCTGCCAAAGCCAATCGTGCTGTCCGCTGAAGGCGGCCTGCTGTCTATCCAAGACGCTGACTTGCCTTACATAGAAGTCACCAGCATGACTGAGCTGCAAGAGGCCTACCGATGGCTGACTGAGGCGGATGAGGCCAAGGGCTTCCAGTCCGTGGCGCTGGATTCGATTAGCGAGATTGCTGAGGTTTGCCTAAACCACGAAAAGAAGGTCAACAAAGACCCGCGCGCAGCATATGGCGCAATGCAAGAGCAGATGGCCGACATTATCCGGGTGTTCCGCGACCTGCCTGGAAAGCACATTTATATGTCTGCCAAGCTGGAAAAGACGCAAGACGAGATGGGCCGCATCTTGTATGCGCCATCGATGCCGGGTAACAAGACCGGCCAGTCTTTGCCCTACTTTTTTGACGAGGTGCTTGCACTGCGAGTTGAGAAGGATGCAGACGGCAATACCCAGCGCGCATTGATGTGTGACTCCGACGGCCTGTGGCTGGCCAAAGATCGTAGCGGCAAGCTGGGAGCATGGGAGTCGCCGGACTTGGGCGAGATCATTGCCAAGATTGGCGCCCGGGCATGACCGACCTTAAAACACTTAGCGCCGAGTGGCTGAGCCACAAGACCACCGAAGAGAAGGCGGTCGCTGAGCGCCGCAAGATCGAGGATCAGATCGTCAAAATGCTGGCGCTGCCCGAGGCTTTCGAGACCACCGAGACCGCCGAGCCGCAGGGCTTTGTGGTCAAAATCTCGGGCCGCATTGACCGCAAGGTTGACAGCGACAAGCTGCAAGATTTAGCCGCAGAGCACGGCTTGACCGAGCACCTCAGTCGCCTGTGCAGGTGGAAGCCTGAAATAAACATGTCGGCTTGGAAAGCCGCCGACGCATCAATCACTGGGCCTTTGGCCGGTGCTATTACGGCCAAGCCTGGCCGCCCTTCTTTCAAAATCACTACCAAGGATTAAACATCATGGCTTTTTTAGACACCGCATTTGACGTTAACGAGTTGCCACAAGGCAACACCAACAACTTCGAACCATTGCCGTCTGGCTGGTACACCACCAACATTACGCAAGCCGAGATCAAGGCCACTAACGATGGAACCGGCCAATACATCAAGATGCGCTATGACATCACGGGTCCGACGCACCAAGGCCGGGTTGTGTTTGGAAACTTGAACATAAAGAACAAGACTGCCAAAGCGGAAGAGATTGGCCGTCAGCAACTGGGTGAGATCATGCGTGCAATCGGTTTGACCCGTGTCACCGACACTGATCAATTGATTGGCGGCAGCTTGTTAATTAAGCTGGAGATTCGCCCAGAGCGTACAGATTCGACAAGTGGCAAGACCTACGAAGCCAGCAATGACGTCAAGGGATTTCGCTCTGTAAATGGTAGCGCCGCGCCGATGTCCTCTGTCCCATTTGTCTCGCCCGCTACTGCGCCGGCAGCGACTAGCAAGGCTTCCCCACCTTGGGCCAAAAAGTAAAAATAAAAAAGCCCCGGCAACTTACGAAGCCGGGGCAAAGTGCTTGAACAACACGAGGAGAAACAACAATGTCAATTATAAAGCAACACCGGCCAAGTCACGTTATGGAACGTGGCGAGTATCTAAGCCGCGCCCGTGAATTTTGCCCACGCGGGTCAGATTTGCCTCAAGCCAAGCTGAACAAAGAAAAGGTCTTGTTTATTCGTAGCGCAGCGGTACAGCGTGAGAATTTGCGCAAACACATTAGCGACAACCTAACCACCAAGGCGCTGGCCGAAAAATTTGGCGTTACTGAAAGAACGGTTGAGAAGGTCTTGCAGCGTTACACATGGGTGCATGTATGAGCAAACTACCTGAGCCAGGTCATACGATTCAATCGATGATTGACCAATACCACGAGAGCAAGCCGGACGAGCCAAGGCCGCATATGGGCTGCTCCGCATTGGGCCACCCATGCGACCGGTGGCTGTGGCTGTCCTTTCGCTGGGCTGTCCAGCCCCAGTTCCCTGGCCGCATCCTGCGCCTTTTCCGCAGGGGCCAGATGGAGGAGGCCACCATCGTCTCGGACCTGCGCGCCATCGGCGTGGATGTGCGCAACACCAGCGCCCAGCAGACCCGAGTTGACCTGGGCTGCCACGTGTCCGGCAGCCTGGACGCCATCATTGAGTCTGGCGTGCCTGAAGCGCCCAAGAAGCGCCACGTGGTGGAGTTTAAGACGCACAACAAGAAATCATTTGATGCCTTGGAAAAAGCCGGCGCCGTGGCCAGCGCCAAGCCAGAGCACTTTGTGCAGATGCAGTTGTACATGCACGGAATGAAGATCGACCGGGCTTTGTACGTGGCCGTCTGTAAGGATGACGACAGGATGTACACGGAGCGCTTGCGGTATGAAGCTGACGTTGCCGAAAAGTACATTCGCCGGGGTCACTACTTGGCCACCAGTGACCGGATGCCGCCACCGATTAGCACTGACCCGAGCTGGTATCAATGCAAGTTTTGCGATGCGCACGAGTTTTGCCACACCACCAAGCTGACCAAGGAGGTCAACTGCCGAACTTGCGCCAACAGCACGGCCAAGCATGACGGCACATGGCACTGTGCAAAATGGGACGACACCATCCCAGTCGATGCCCAGCGCAAGGGATGTGACGGCCATGTCTTACACCCTGATTTAGTTCCTTGGCAGCGCAAAGACGGTCCAGATGAATACACAGCGGTGTATCAAATTGATGAAGTAACCGTGGCAAATGGCGATCCTGAGCAAGAAGGCGTTTTTGCCTCGACTGAGTTGTTGACCAATGCTGCGGCGTGTGGCGCCAAGGGGTGGGCGCAGTTGCATGATATGCGCAAGCAATTTGATGGGAGGGTGGTTGGGTGATGCTACGTGAATATCAACAAAGAGCAATCGACCAGCTCTACAAATGGTTTTCTGACGGCAATGAGGGGAACCCCTGCCTGGTGTTGCCCACCGGCTCAGGCAAAAGCCATATTATTGCTGCGCTGTGCAAGGACGCGCTGCAAAACTGGCCGGAGACCGTCGTGCTCATGCTGACCCACGTCAAAGAGTTGATCGAGCAGAATGCCGAGAAGATGCGCCAGCATTGGCCAGGGGCACCGATGGGCATCTACAGCGCTAGCATTGGCAAGAAGCAACTGGGCGAGCCGATCACCTTTGCTGGCATTCAATCGGTGCTCACAAAGTCGGCGCTTCTTGGACACATCGATCTCGTGATTGTGGATGAGTGCTTTGTGGCAGGGACAAAAATATCAACCCCACGCGGCTTGGTTGATATTGACTTGTTGCGCTGTGGCGACTTGGTATATAATCAATCTGGGCTGGGTGAGGTGCAAGCCATATCCATTAAGCCAAGCAATGATTTATACAAATTGGAGTTTGATGATGGAACATTTACAGAATGCACCGGAGGACATCCGTACTTCACAGAGCAGGGCTGGAAGGCCGCGAGGGAACTGGAGAACGGATCGTATTTTTTTAGCGTCGAAGGCATGCGCTTGTTGTGGGATGGAGTGCAAACCTTGGATCAAACGGTCGGACAGCGGGAAAATGATTTCAGCCATGCCAGAGGGCGCATGGGTAAAGCAGCTATGTTGCTCTCAATCCTGTTCCAAGAAATTAAAGAATCCGATGAGCAATCATCAGTCGCGCTTAAAAATGAAGGCAAGATTAAAAGAGATCAATCACAAACCTATCAAGCGCGGAGGCAACGGGCAATTATTACCCTTGGCACAGCTTGCGCTACTTCATGCTTTGGGGGACGGGTGGGAGGCGGAGTTGGCGATAAAAACAAAGATGCCGAGGGGCAGTGGTTATCCAACTTGCTACAAGCTGGATCTGGCGAATCAGGCGCTGATGATGGGAATAGAGGTGGACGGTGGATCGCACACGACGATAGAGAGGAAAATTCTGGACAGGAAAAAAACAGATTTTCTTGTTTCCCAAGGTTGGTCAATATATCGCGTGTCGAATGCGAGAGCGCTAAACCTGTATTCAACCTTCACGTCAGTGGTCATCCTTCTTATTTCGCTGATGGAAAGCTCGTCCACAATTGCCACCTAGTCAACCACAAAGATGAAGGCGGCTACAGGCAGTTCTTGGCCGACCTGAAGGCCATCAACCCTGCGCTGCGGGTCATTGGTCTGACGGCCACGCCCTACCGCCTAGGCCATGGCCTAATAACCGACAAGCCTGCGCTGTTTGATGCCTTGATTGAGCCAGTCAGCATTGAGGAGCTGGTTTTCAAAGGGTATTTGTCAAACCTGCGCAGCAAGATGACACTGGCCAAGTTGGACACAACTGGGGTGCATAAACGTGGAGGCGAGTTTATAGAGTCTGAGTTGCAAGCCGCTGTGGACACAGACGACCAAAATCAGCGCGTGGTGGCCGAGGTCATCGCGCTGGGCAAAGAGCGCAAGAGTTGGTTGTTTTTTTGCGCGGGCGTGCAACACGCCCAGCACGTTTCGGATGTGCTGAACGAGCGCGGGATTATTGCTGAGTGCGTGACGGGTGAAACAAGCAAGCCCGAGCGCGAGCGCATGTTAAAGGAATTTAAGTTAGGACGCATTAGAGCGCTGACCAATGCCAATGTGTTGACGACTGGATTTGACGCGCCTGGGATTGATCTGATAGCCATGCTGCGCCCTACTATGAGCGCTAGCCTGTATGTGCAGATGGCTGGTCGCGGGATGCGCGTAGCTGATGGCAAAACAGACTGCTTGGTTCTGGATTTCGCCGGAGTTGTGGCCACACACGGTCCAATTACCAACGTGCAGCCTCCGAAAAAAGGAGGAGACGGTAACGGCGAAGCGCCGGTCAAGGTCTGTGATCACTGTGGGGAGTTGGTGCATATCAGCGCGATGGTCTGTCCCGCCTGCGGGACGCCATTTCCTGAGCCGGTAAAAAAGAAGTTGGCGCTACGGGGCGACGACATTATGGGGCTGGAGGGTAACGATCTTGAGGTGACAAGCTGGTCATGGCGCAAGCACATTAGCAGGGCAAGCGGCAATGAGATGCTGGCCTGCACGTACTATGGAAGCCTGAGCGATAAGCCAGTGTCCGAGTACTGGCCGATTATGAACGACGGCTATGCCGGTCAAAGATCGCGTGGCCAGTTGGCGCAAGTAGCGCAGCAGGCAGGTTCTGTCATTGACTACGGCGCGTCTGATCTTGAGGATATTGCGGCATCAATGAACGCTGGCAAGCCGCCACGTTTTATTGAGTTTAAGCTGGACGGGAAATTTTATCGTGTTTTGAAAAGGAGCTGGGAATGACTGAAGTAAACGAACAAATGCTAAGAGCGCAAAAACTGAAAAACTGCAAGATGTGCAAGCGAGACGCCGAGCCGACTGGAGGCGTAGAGGTTTGGTCTAAGTGGTACTGCTCAAAGTGCTGGGCTAAGGCGCTGTATCGGGGCGCGAGATGAGCCGCCCACCGGAACCAGATTTTGTAGCCGCTTGGCGCAGCTCGCAGAGAGCGCCGAAATGCTGCCACACCTGCGAGCATTACGGCGTTGACGGGCTATGCGTCACGTTCTTTATGGAGCCACCGGCGGACTTTGCGGCCACCGTTGGCGCCTGCGATGACTGGGAGGAAGAATGTCCGTTTTAAACAACACACCAACAGAGCATTACGAACAGCGAGAACTGGTGTCGTGGTTTCGCAAATCTTATCCCGGCGTGCGCATCTTTGCTATTCCGAACGGCGGGCAGAGAAGCATGGCTGCGGCCGGCCGGCTAAAAGCTGAAGGCGTGTCATCTGGCGTGCCTGATCTTTTTATTCCAGCCTGGAAGCTATGGATTGAAATGAAGCGCGTCAAAGGCGGTAGCGTCAGAGCAGAGCAAAAAGACTGGATTGTTTACCTTGAAGAAGTGGGTTATTGTGCTAAAGTGTGCAAAGGCGCTGAGGATGCAAGGCGACAAATAATTGACTTCAAGGAAAAAATTACATGAGCAAAACCCCGTTCTTTTCGATTAGAATTCCGCCGGAAATTGGCTCTGAGCTACGGAAGGTTGCGGACACGAACACCCGCACGCTGGCCGCGCAGATTTTGCACTATGTAAAGCAAGGCTTGGCCAGTGAAAAAAAGTAGACGGACAAAGCCGCACGATGTTGCGGTTGGTTAGGGTTTGTCCCTATGTGTGAAATTGTGCGTATGTGTGTTATAGTAGAGACATCAACAACCAGGAGCTAATAATGAAAATTATCAAAACGACAATCAACTACATGGGAATTGAGATAGAAGTAACGGCAGAGGTGGATGCAGGCGAGGCGCGTACATGGGACGAGCCTGGCTGTGCAGCCGAAGCAATCTTGATGACCGCCGAAGTGGGCGGCGTTGATGTTATGAGCATCCTTAGCCAAGAACAGCAGACGGCTATAGAGGCCGAGATAGTAGAAGAGGTGATGGCATGAACGCCCGGACTGAATCAGTGCTTGACCTGCTTTTGGCTGTTGCCATTGGCATTGTCTTGGCCGCCTGCCTTTTCTACGGGTGGTCGTCATGATTGCTATCCGATACATCTACAACATCCTATTCCGCAAGCTGACGGCCATAGACTGCGTGCTTTCAGAACTGGAAGAAGCCGAACACTCGCTACTGAAAGCGGAGACGGGTGTCGAGTACGCCCAAGCGTTGGTTACATACAACAAAAACCGAGTAAAGCGCCTGAGCGCATATGTAAAAGAACAGGAGGCAGCATGACTAAGTATTGCGACGGCACAACGGCGCTGACACCGTGCCCGCACCCCGAGGACTGCACGATCAGTTGCGGGTTCAATGACGCCGTGGTGCTGCGCCGCCTCAAGCCATACCCCCACGTCGTGCCGACCGATCTGATTGAACCCGACCGCGAGGAAGGCTCAAAGATCGCCCGCCGTTTGATTGTGGCCATCAATGTGTTTTTGTTTCTCTGGGTGGTGCTCATGGCCATGTCGGGGATGTTTTTATGGGGCCTTTTTATATGACTGATGAAGAAATAATGCAGAAGGTGGGGGCTGGTGCTATGACACGAGTAATCTCATGGTTCAGTTGCGGAGCCGCCAGTGCCGTCGCAACGATTCTCGCAAAAGAAAAGTACGGTGATAGGCTGGAAGCGGTTTATTGCCGAGTGGTCGAGGAGCACCCGGACAGCCTGCGTTTTCTCGCTGACTTCGTGCGAGTTACAGGCATCCCGGTCAAGACCATCTCTGACGCAAAGCACAGTGGCTCGATTTACGAGGTGTTTGGTCAGCGCAAGTTCTTCAAGAATAAACACGGCGCACCCTGCACAATGATCTTGAAGAAGGACATGCGCAAGGCGTACCAACAGCCTGATGACATTCAGGTGCTGGGGTACACATCTGAAGAACAGACGCGTATTGATCGCTTCATTGACTCCAACAACGATGTGAACGACGACTTCTTACTGATGACTAACGGTATCGGAAAACAAGAGTGTCTCAGGCGCATAACAGCACTAGGGATTGAATTACCACTGATGTATCGGCTCGGTTATGCCAACAACAACTGCGTGGGTTGCATCAAGGGTGGCATGGGCTATTGGAACGGCATTCGCAAGGATTTCCCGGAAGCGTTCACTCGCATGGCTAAGATGGAGCGACAGATTGGATTTGCCATCAACAAGGACAAAGTGGGCGCTGTGTACCTTGATGAGTTGGCCCCAGACAGGGGTAACTTCAAACGGGATATGCCAGGTGACTGTGGCTTCACTTGTGAAAGTTCAAAATGACTGACAAAGAAATAATGCAGCAGGCCAAGGAAATCGAGGCGCTGAAGATTGAGCTTGAATCTGCTAACTCTGAATACAAGCGCATGAGCGCAGAGGCGGGGGGAAAGATAGGGGAGTTGAAGGCGGATGCTGAGAGGTATCGGTTTATTAGGAACGACTGCGGGAGCTTGGAGATGGGGTTTTATGAAAACGGATGGGATGACAGACTTAGAGAGTGGCTATCTCACGATAGTCTGGATAACATAATTGACGCGGCCATAACGAAGCAGAAGGAGCCGACATGACTGACAAAGAAATCATGCAGCAAGCGCTTGATGCGCTTGAAACCGTTTGCCGATATGCACTGTTAGAAGATGAAAGTTATCCGTTCGTACAAGGTGAAGACGCCATCACAGCCTTGCGCTCACGGCTTGAGCAGCCAGAGGATGTTCCCGAAATCAACTTCGGGAACATAGCCGATGAGCCTGTAGCGTGGATGGTTTACATCCCAAGCCAGCAAAGTCAGTACGTCACTGACGACATAGACGATCCGCAGCTTGTAGATGACCTGACGAATACGGATGCGGAGCTGACGCCCCTATACACCCACCCCCAGCCAGTCATTGTGACCGAATGGATTGGACTGACGGATGATGAGATCAAAGGAATCATTGGGGCTTGGGGCGACACGCCAATCAAGGGCTACACACGCAAACTGTTCGATCAGATTGAAACTAAATTAAAGGAAAAAAATACATGATATTCACAGACTGGATACACCGGTTTGCCCTCGACACGCTAACCTC